ATGACGTTTCCGCAAAACTTGATGCAGCAAATGACATCTATCCACCTTACGAGGTGGCTGTGGTGCTATAAGTAACGCTAACGGTGTCACCAGCTGATGTGCTTTTTGAAGTGGCAAAGTTACCCTCAGAGTACAACGTACCTGCTGTACTGCCGGTTGCGTTAGAAGCTGATGTGCCTGTAACCAAGAAACAGCCAAAAATATTTCCGCCAGCGCCCGTGATGGTGTACGTGATAGCCGTAGCGTTAGACGAAGTAATGTTTGTTGGTGTTGATCCAGTTGAAGCTGCCGCAGCAAATACTGCCGTACCACGAATTCCAGCGCCGCCTGTTGTGCTGTAGTTAATAAACTCTTTGTTAGTTAACGTACTCATGGTGTCGGTTGCCGCTGCTGTTATAGAAACATTAGTCAAACCCAAGAACGGGCCAACTGTGGTGTAAGTTGAAGGTGAAGTTGTACGTAGCAGCGTATCCATCATCAACTGTTTGCCAGCCGCAACTACCAAGTTTGGAAATTCTTCTTCCCATTTAAGATTGCCGTTTTTGTCGTGGCAAACAATGCGGTATGAACCTTCAACGCCCATACTTTCAGGGGCTGTGCGGCCTTGTGTTTGCATGGTTATAGTTGCGCTGTCGCCGCAGCGTCCAAGTTCTTTGTGCATAATGCCCTCTTAAGGAAAACGAATTAAAGCTGTTGTTGATGTGTTAACTGGCATTGTAACGGTGTTACTTACCTGATTAAAGCTTTTATCTGAACCAAAATCCAACACTAAAACGGATGCGTTACTCCGCGTAACGTTATATATAAGCGCCCCGCGAGCAGTAAAGCTAGCTCCAGACCAAGATACGTTGCCAAAGTTTACGTATACCGTGTTTGTTGTTGTGTCTGTACTTAATACAGCCCCTGTTACTGGATTACCGCCTGCCGTATACCCTGTGCCAGTAACTTCATTAGTCGTTGTATACACAGTAGTAGCCGCGCCAATATCTGAAAACCCTGTGTACAGCGCCATACGCAGCGTATCCGTGATGATGTTCTGGCCTGCTTGCAGCATTTCCTGCTTGAAGCTGTTTGTAAGCCCTTGCTCAATAGCCATTACGGAGCCGCCTTCCCTTTAAACTGCCCATCCCTGTACGCATCACCACGCTCAAGGGCACCACCCAAACGAACAAGTTGTTGCAGAGCTTCGTTGTACTTAGTTTGGTAATACGCCATCATATCCTGCTCGCCCTTCATAAAGATATACGCTTCAACCAAAGAACCGTACAGCAACACAGGGTCGTAGTTGTCGCCAAGCCAAGATGTACCGGTGTCAACAATAGATGCAGGGTAGTAGTAATAATGCAACTCTACGTCATAGATAGCGTCTGGCGTAGGAGCCAAAATAAAACTAAGTTCTGTCGTAATAACGCTAGCCGTTACTGTCGGGCCAAACAATGAATAATACTGCGGAAACCCTGTATCTGAGGGGTTGGGGTAAGCAGCACGCAAAAAGTTAACGTCTTTGTTTAACAAATACTCGTAGCTACCGTTGTTAATAGCCGCCATCGAAAACACCGACAAAAAATCAGATGGGCAAGATAAATATTTGTTACCGCTAACAGTTGCACCTGTTACGTTTTTACGCAACGCTGGAATCAAAACAGTGTTGTACACACGCGTTTCCGTTTGCTTAACAAACAAAGGAATATTATCTACGAAGGTTGTTTCGTAGTTTTGCGTGTAGTCTTGTATCGCTGTGGATAGCGCCGCGTAGTTCATTGTAAACTTACCCCTAACCCACTGTTAACTTAACCCATCGGGCCGCGACACATAAAGCCTTTAGTTGCTGCACCGGCTCCACGCATTTTGATGCCATCAGTCTTGGTGTTATCTGCTGCTGGGTCACCTGCGCTGACACGGTATGTGCCGTGAACGCGAGGATTCATCTTGTTAGCTGACAAAGTATTAGGGTCAGTACCCTCATACTGGGCTTTGACTTGACCTTCAACTGTGACTTTGCTACCAGACATTGTGTGTGGTTTAGCGTACGACGAAGCTGGTTTAATGTTTTTTGCCATGATTACCCCGTCTTTTGGCTGGCAGCACGAGCTAAATTACGCCCCATGCGCATACGATCCTCGGAAGTAGGACCGCCTTTTTTCATACCTTTAACGCCTTTGTGCAAACGCTTTTCGTGCGCTTTGACTTCTTTGTCGGCGATTCGTTTAACCTGTTTAGTGTCCATCCTGTACCCCTATGTAATTGTCACGCTGCCAACCTGCCCTGCTGATGTTAGATAGTTAGGCGTTAACCCCGCATCGTTTGCACTTGCCCCGCCTACAGGCCGCCAACCCCACTGTATCACCCTGCTACCACCTGAAGGCGTTCCGTCTGACAACACCGTAGAACTGGTGTTTGCCGTAATCTGTAACCCATTGTATCCAGACTGCACATAGCTGTTATCTCTACGTGGCTCCCGCACAGCTTGCGGATCGTCCACAGGATACATACCTAATTGCAACTGCGGCTGATCTGGTTCCCAGCAAGTTTGGCATACTTTGATTGATACCTGCTTGGTTTTAATGACCAGCTTCTTTAGCTCTTTGAGCTTGTATCGCTGCCCACACCTATCGCATTCAGCAATACTGAAGCGACCTGACGAAAACCTGTTACCCATTACGTTATAAACATCTGTCGCGGCACCAGACGCTCTGCTGCCTTCTCACGATCCTCACCTGCGGCAAGGTCCCACGCCTCGTCGTACATGGCTTTAAGTATTTGAACTCTGCCTTCAGCCCCCGGCAGTTTCATCGACAACATGTACGCCAACCCCGCAACCAGCGCATTGGTAAAACGAAACGGAATATCAACCACGTTGATACCGTTCCCAGCGTCGTATATGCGCTTCATACGCCAGTAGTAAAACACGTAGTACGGATTAGCTTGCGTACCTTGATCTGGCGCAGGCCAGACGTTAATTTGTGGATGCGCAGGTGTAGCTGCGTTTGACCCAGACTTCTGTCCAGACTGACGATTTACCCACACTTGAATCGGACGCCCCTGAGCCAACTTGTTAGGAATCGTTGAGTACGTCGAAACAGAAATGCGGGTTATGTTCAAATCAGTTTGGTTGGGCACATTACTAGCTTGTGTACGAATAACGTGCTCAAGGAGGTCAACAGTATCATCAGGGAGATCGTACGTAGTTACCCCTTGCACCATGTTGATCGAACCTTGTTCAATCGTCCACAAGTTAATACCGCGGTTTGCCCACTCGTTTAACATCAAGTTTAAACTACGACGCGCTGTCCTGAAGTGATAACCAGTACGCATCTCGACACCACAACGCTCAAACGCCTCTTCGAAATAATCGTTGAGGGTCGGATTAAAGTCTGTAGTATCGGTGGTATACGCCACGTTTATGCCCTCGTTTTACCACGTACGCAACAACCATCGGCACGTGCAGAAGCGGACTTAACTTTGCCGCCTTTTTTCATGCCGTACTCTTTTTGATTTTCTTTTGCAGAACGATAATTTTCGATTGCTTCTTTTCCTGCTTGTTTTGCGCCCTCTCTTAATTTCCTATCGCCTAATATGTTGTTCATATCAGTCGACTCTTTAAGCGACTTACCTTTCATTAACATATCTGCCATTCTAGCCGTTGGCGCAAGAAATCCTTCATCTTGATTCCATCTAGCGCCATAACTATTTGCTTTAACATACTTGCCTTGCGCTACAGCTCGCACAGGTTTTTCATCTTGAGTATCAGTATCTTCTGGTTGATAATAAGGAGAACCAGGCTTTCCTGTTTCCGTTAATCTATTTCGGCGAGCATTAACACTATCTCGTTCACGCATAGCCTCTGCTTTTAAAGAGGATTCAGCATCATCTAAACGATCTTTAGTTAAAAATGTATTTTTTGGTATTCCCATTATCTAAACCCCGCCGTTTTCTTTGCAATACCTTTAGGTTGCGCTACAAACTGTTTTCCTGCTTTCTTCCCTGCCCGCTTTGCCTTCGTCGTGGCGGCATACTCTGCTGGGCTTAGTGCCTTGATTGCCTTTTCCGGGAGATACCTCTCTCCTGTCTTTGACGACGGCTTTCCGCTTTTGGTTCGCCATTTCTGATCTCCCCAATTTTTTAGCGATTGTTGCGGGGCTTTCAATCTTTTGCTTCCTCTTTTTCCAACAACTCAAGGTCTATCTGCTCGTCCGTCATAGCATCGCAAGTGCATTCACCTGTTATGTCAATCAAGCAATCTTCTATGTGTTCAGTCACGGTAACCTCCACCAGCAGCTTTATACTTCTTAGCCACCAACTGCGCTTTACGGGCTGACCATTGACCTGCGCCTGTGCCATGCGTTGCTGCAGCTTTTACTTGGCTAACAATACGTTTGCGCAAACTTGGCTTGGTATAGTTACCCGCAGCATTAACCTTCCCACCTTCTTTGTACTGAGTAAAGTCGGTGTCATCCCGACGGGCTTTCTTCTTCCCGCCGGGCATTTTGGAAGGGTTAATACAACCCATGCCGCGTGAGGCTCTCATTAGCAGGCCCGTCCGCCTTTGTTCATCTTTTTGTTGCCGGCCATAACAATTTGCTTGCCTTTGGTTTTGCCTTTCATAGCAACACCGTCACGGCTAGGAGCAGCAGTTTTTACAGCACCCATTTTGGAAGGGGAAGCAAAACCGCCTTTAGCCATTTTTTTCATGCCTTTCATTTCCGACTCCTCGTGTTTAATCATTGACGCAGGTGCGCCTTTCTTTTTCATGAAAGACACTTCTTTACCAATCATCTTTTTTGACTCCGCCATACCGCCTCCAGATTTAGTGAACTCTTTACCCACACTCTGCGGCACACCGGCCTTTTTAGCAAACGCAGGATTGTGGGCTACTGCCTGCATAAACTTTTCTTGCTTTTTACTAACCGTTGGCATTGTCGCCCTTAGTAACGCTTTTAATTATTGATTTAACTGTATCAGTCTCATAAATGCGTAGGCTTAACCAAACTATCGTAAGCAAGCCACCAACTAAAGCAACAATCGGTGGGAACCATGACATGAAGCCACTTACCCCTACAACAACAGCAGCGCCATCGGTCATTACTTTAATGTCGTGAGTATCCATGTCAACATTTCCATGCGCGAAGTGATTTGTTAATACGGCTGTTTGGGTCGTTCGCGGTTTTGGAAGAAGTGAGCTTCTTTTTCATCCCTTCCATTCTGGAACAGAACGATTTTTTCCTTGCCCCACCTTCCGGCTGTGGTGCTTTCAATCCGGGTTTCCCCGGATTGGCTGCGTTGTAAGAGGCTCGGCCTTTGGCGTTCAAACCGCCCTTGGGGTTCTTGCCTTCTTTCCTCTGCCATGCTGGTGACTTAGCCATAAAAGACAGTGACACTTGCTAGGTTAGACGTGGTTGCGTAGACATTTGCTGTACACAAAATGCCTTCGCCGGGAATAATTACATTAAACGAGTTAGGATTAGAGTTACTTGGAACATCTACTTCCAATACATTGGTTGTCCCGTTATATATAACTAAAGTCCCTTTTACGCTTGCATTAGCACACATAATTACACTTTTAACTCGAGCGCGACCTTCAAAAATTACGCCCGAAGTATTTAAGTGCGTTGACTTAACGTCTGTTTGCATGGTCATAATGACCCCCTATTAGACGTTCTGCTGACCAAATAGGTAGTCAGTTACGTAGTAAGTAACAAAGCCGCCCATAGTGCCAACGCCTGAAGATGCGCTTTCAATTGTCAATACTGTGTTAACTGTTGCATTAGCTACGGTGCCGATACCACCACCTGCGCCAGTTGCACCCGGAGTAATTGTCTTCGCTGATGTAGCAGCCAAAGCAGCAACATAGTAAGAAGCATTAGATACACCACCAGTAAGGGTTGTGTAACCAACATTGATAGTGCCGGATGTTATAGGGCTGGTAATAACGACTGACGTTACTACAGCATTAGCTGGAAGAATGACTCGCGCAGTTTGACCAGAAGCTACTACAGCATTGCTGGATGTAGATACGTCAGCATCAAAAAAAGAAGCAGCCATGACCATAGAGCCGCAGTAAGCTGTGCGTGTTGAGTCGTTGCCGCCCGAACGCCAAATAGCTTGGGTAGTTGCAATTCCCATAATAAGTTGTCCTATTCATGCTAGTTAAGTGCGAGCGATTTGCATGAAAGTCAGCCGGGACTGTTCGCAAGCACCGGGATACCCGGAATGATATCTTTATATCACAATGCTTAAAAAAAGCAAGTACAATCTGCGCACTATGCCCGCCAAAGATAAAGAAAAAAGAAACGCTACAAACAGGGCGGGCTATGAGCGCAATAAAGAACATCGGCAAAGGAAAAATCGTGAAAGTAAAGCAGCGGCAAAAGAAAAATGGCACGCGTTTAAAAGTACATTATCGTGTGTACAGTGTGGGCAAAACCACCCAGCTACCCTAGATTTCCACCATATAGAACGTCATCCAGATAACCGCAAAGTTCATAAATTATTAACTAATAAAGCGTACAAACGAGCGGCGGAAGAAATAAAAAAGTGTTTAGTATTGTGTGCAAATTGTCACCGAATCCATCACCACAACGAACGCTTAGAAAAGAAAAAAGGGGCCGAAGCCCCTTAGATTACCAAGCTGCTGAGTCGTCTTCGTCTTCTTCATCTTCGAACAAAACCCAGTCGTCTGACTCATCATCGAACCAATAGACGTCACCTGACTCATCAACGTACCAAACGTTGTCGTCTTCATCAACTTCGGCCCAATCTTCCAAGTCTTCGTCGTAGTAGTACACAACGTCTGACTCTTCATCGTAGAACCAAATAGTACCGTCTTCATCAATATCAAACTCTTCGTCGAACTCTTCAACAACTTCTAAGTCCAACGCAGTCAACAATTCTTCAACATCAACCAACAAAGTAATAGATGCAATCATGATAATCTCCGTAGTCAAAACAGCAACCCCCACCGGCTGCAGAAATTATCCTACACCATAAATATTACAAACCTGAAATATAGTTAAATGCGCTCTACCAACTCATAAGCACGCAGCTGTCGACGTAAAGTAGCGATCTCAGCGTCGCGTTCGTTTATTTTTTTCTGTAGATTTTCACTTAAAGCGTAAACTTCTGCAATTTTTTCAAACCGTTCTTTGTGGTCTACCATCATCATGTTGTACAGACGCTCTGATGCTTCAATTTGTTTTTGTATGAAGTTATCCATAACTACCTACCTTTTGAAAATAAAACGGGGCCGAAGCCCCGTTTAATCACCTGATTACACCTGATTAAGCACCTTGTGAACCAAACATGCCTAGTGGATCAGACCAACCAAACGAATAACGCTCACGAGCTTTGTAACGAACGTTACCTGTATCAAAGTCACCATCCATGCCGGTTGCCATCGGAACACGAACAAAGTGCTTCATGCCGTTTGGAACGTCGGTAGTCAAATACCAGCCGTTTGTGTCGGTCAAGAAGTGGTTGATTGTGTAGCCTTCTGGAATCGAACCATTGTTCTTCAACGCATTGATATCGTTGTCGGTAGTGCCAACACGCAGGCTGGTTTCCAACAGACGAGTCGCAACGAATTGCAGAGCCGATGGGATGATTAGTTTACGTGGTTTAGCAGCAATCAGCAGGCCACGTTCGTCAGTCCAAGCAGCAATTTGAATAACGGCGGCTTCCAAAGAAGTCTCGTTCAAGTCAGCTTGTGTAGTCGGTGTGTTGCTGTTAGTACCGCCAGATACTAATGGGTGTGCAGTTGAGAACAGAGCAACGCCATCACCACCGGGGTAGGTGCTAGAGAAGCCGTTGTTAATAACCGCAGCAGCTTTAACCTGCTTAGTATAAGCCATCGAACGTGCGAGAGCTTTCGTGTAACGAGCCGACAAAGAGTCGTACAAGTTATCTTCAATTGCCTCTTCAGTCAGGGAGAAGCCCTGAGCGATAGTTTCGTGGTTATAGCGAGCAGTCCAAGCTTCCTGCGCATTGTCGTAACGAATTGCACTACCTTCGTTCTTGACAGGTGCAGCAGTGAAACCTGAAAGTTTAGTTTCTTCTTCGAAGGAACGCTCAGAGGTTTCAGTTTCGTAAATCTCTTTGTGTTCTTCGCCATAGCGTGCATATTCCAGACCGAACAGAGCGTTCAGGCCGGGCAGCAGCTCTTTAAGCAATTGAGCGCGTGAAATAGCCATTATTTACTCCTTAAACGCCAGTTGGGTTGAGATACGCATGACCACCAGTAACTACAGTAGCCACAGTGTTGCCGGGGCTAGTAAACGTAGAAACCATGTATGGTGCGTTAAATTTACAGATAAATTCGCAGAAGCCGTTTGAACCGTTTGATGTGTCAGGCACGATGTCAACGATACGGATAGGCAATGAAGCGGTAGTTGCAATATTGCCGCCAAAAATACCAACTGCTGAATCACCGGTTGAGTTAGAACCTGCGTTCTGTACCAAAACAGCGTTTGCGCCAATAGCCTCTGAACTGTAGAAAGCTACGGTTGTGCCGCTAGAAACA